ACGGTGACGCTGATTCTGCTGGAGAACCTTTATACGAATCGACTTGTTTTCACAGTGAATGGGAGGTGGTTCTGATGATCATCAAGCTGTCACCGTACGCTCCACTGCCGGGGAGCACTGAACGCCTGTCGCTGAGCAGGGCTGGCGATGTGCTCACCGTGAACGGTCAGGCGTTCGACTTCGCGCCTCTCCCGGAGGGCGGCGAGTTGCCGACCGAGGCCATTGGATCGGAGTTGTTCGCTGGTCCTGTGGCGCGACGGGATGGCCGGCTGGAACTAATCCTGCGGTTCCCGCTGGCCGCTGATGCCAGTGCCGCCGCTCGCTTCCCGGAGCCGTTGCTGATAGAGACCGATGGCCCGGTGGAGTTGCCGCGATGATCGATTGGAGCAAGGTAAAGACCGCTGAACAGCAGGCGCAAGAACGCTGGCAGGCCGCATACGACACTGCGATTGCAGCGCGAATCCTCGCTTACGAAAAAGAAAGCGATCCGCTCAAGGCCGAGGCCGAGTTCGACGCTATCAAGGCCGGCGCCGAACCGGACTACAGCGCCTGGATCGCCAAGGTCGAGGAGATCAAAGCACGTTTCCCGTTGCCAGATTAAACCTGACAAAACCTAACGACGAACGAAAGCCCGCCTTGCGCGGGCTTCGTCGTTTCTGGAGCTCACATGCCTATCACTGAACAGCAGTTGCTGCATATCCTCCCGAACGCCGGCCCTCGCGCCGGCGTTTTTGTTGGGGCGCTGAACCGCGGGATGACGCGGTTCGGTATCACGTCGCCGGTACGCGCGGCGGCATTCCTCGCCCAGGTCGGCCACGAAAGCGGCCAGTTGACCAGCTTGGTGGAGAACCTCAACTACAGCGCGCGCGGCTTGGCGGCGACCTGGCCGAGCCGATACCTCGGCGCCGACGGCCAGCCCAACGCCCTGGCGCAGTGCCTGGCGCGCAACCCCCGAGCCATCGCCAACAACGCTTACGCCTCGCGCAACGGCAACGGCGATGAAGCATCCGGCGACGGCTGGCGTTTCCGCGGGCGTGGGCTGCTGCAGGTTACCGGCCGGTCGAATTACCGCGCTGCCGGCGCCGGGCTGGGCCAGCCGCTGGAGCAGGAACCCGAACTGCTCGAGCAGCCGGAGTTCGCAGCGTTGTCTGCCGCCTGGTGGTGGGTCAGTCACGGCCTGAACGACCTGGCCGACCGCGGTGAGTTCGCCGCCATCACGCGCCGTATCAACGGCGGGCTCAACGGCCAGGCGGAGCGCCTGGCGCTGTGGGAGCGTGCCAAGGCGGTGCTGTCGTGATCTCCGCCCGTGCTTTCTCGATCATGCTGGCCTGCCTGCTGCTAGTTGGTCTCGGCGCCGCCGGCGGTGTCTGGTTCGGCGCGCGGCACTACCGGCCGCAGCTCGATGCTGCGCTGGCGGATCTGGTCGCCTGCCGCGCCGCCATGGGAGGCCTGGAGTCCGCAGTGGCGGAGCAGGTCCGACAGGTTGCCGCGCTGCGTCAGGCTGGTGAGCAGCGCGCCAGGGAGGCAGCCCTTGCGGTGGAGCAGGGGCGGCAGCAGGCCGCGGAGCAGTATGCCGCGGCACAACGCCTGTTGCGTGAGCGCTCCGCTGGTGATCAGTGCCTGGCAGCCGAAGTGGTCATCGATCAGGAGTTAGGTCTATGAAGCTGCAGGCGTGGCGAGAGACTGCAGGTGCAGCGATTTCCGGCAGGTGCAGCCGAAAGGTGCAGGTGGTGCAGGTGCTGGGGTTGGTGTTCGCGCTGGCGGGATGCGCCGGCCAGGTCGAGCCTGAGCCGCGCACGGTGCGCGTAGAAGTGCCTGTGGCGGTGCCATGCAGGGTGCAGTCGGTCGAGGTTCCGGTGTGGGCCACAGCGGGGCTGAGGAAGGGCGACGACTTGCAGGCCAAGGTCCGCGCGCTGCTGGCCGAGCGCCGGCAGCGGATCGGTTACGAGGCGCAGCTACTGGCTGCGAACCGGGCCTGTCAGGATTAGGAGTAGACTACGGCCTTTTCCTACGGAGCAGGGCGATGCTGGTGATTCGATTGGCGGGGAAGTGGACGTTGAAGCTGGACCGCCAGATAGGCAGTTCCGGCAAGCATGGGATATGGGCGTTCCACTGCTCTGAAAGCACGTTCGCGCCGTCTTCGAACGACCTCCGGCGCACTGCGGCGATCCTGCCGGCCGAGCCGAAGGAGGGTCAGACGGTGGACGTATCGATCTGCGACACCGCGCACTCGCCAGATGGATGGATCGCCGTCGGCTCAGGCGTAGCGGCTTACGAGGCCGAGCGCTGAGGCTCGATCAACTGCGGCCCCTGGTTCCTCACGTTCCCCACGTCGCGGCTTACCGGATACCAAGTGAACGACTCGCTCGGCTCGCCCTGGTTCAGCAAGATCTGCTCCGCGCGTTCCGGCGGCGTCGCAGGGTCAAGCCACTCGCGTGCCAGCTCGGGCGACAGCACGACGGGGCGGCGGTCGTGAATGTCGACCATGCCGCCCTCGGCATCGGCGGTGATGATGACGAACCCATGCTGTTCGGCCGGCTCATCATCGAGGCCCGGGAACTGGCCGATGGCGGCGCAGAGGATCGGTGATCCGTCGGCGTGCTGGATGTGATACGGCTGTTTCCGCGGCCCGCCCTCGGCCACCCACTCGAACCAGCCTGAAACGGGGCAAAGCGCGCGATGGCGCCAAGCTGCGCTGAAGAAGCGTCCATGCGCCACTTTCTCGACCCGAGCGTTGATCGGCGCCGCGCGGTCCCTAGCCCAGAAGGGCCGCCAGCCCCATCGAATCGGCTGAGCTACGAGCGCATCGCCTTCGAGCCGTAGCGTCGTCACGGCCGTCGATGGCGCAACGTTGTAGCGCTCTGACTGTTCGCCGACGAGGTTGACCAGCATGGCCGGCATCGACAGCGCGTCGACGAACTCGTGCAGGCCGGTGTACTGGCTGAGTCTTCCGCACATCACTCTGCTCCGGCATGGGTGGGTTCCCGGTAAGGGTAGTTCAGGCCCAGCGCCATGGCCGGAAGTCATCGGGGATCTGCTCGACGAGTTGCAGCGTGACGCCGGCGTCGAGTTCGATCAGCAGGCCGCGCACAATGCCGGCACGCTCAAGCGTCTGACCCAGGCGCAGATAGGTTATTCCATCCAGCGGATCCAGGCTGATGCAGCCCAGCCGCTGCCGTTCCGGTGCCGGAGCATGGTAGATGCCTTCGCTGTTCACCGTCCCCACCACATGGTCGCCGTCGAGCACGTCGTAGCAACAATCGGCGCAGTAGTGCGTCTCGCGCGTGATGCCGTGCTCGATCGCCCAGGAGTACATGCCCAAGGCGTCGGTGACCATGTCGTGCCGGTCCTGCAGGTCCACGATTCCGCACTGGTAGAGCTCGTTGGCCTCGCCCACCAGGTACACGTACTGCTCATCCGCGGCATACAGCCATGCGGCGTGCTGTCGGATCGCGGCGAGCCATTGGGTGACGCGCTGGTGGTGGCAGATGCGGGGGTCGGAGTAGGACAT